TATATTAAAGGATTGTTTATTTCAACTGCAGATTTGATTCTAATACCACTTGTTTCTTGTTCGACAAGAGTTTCTGTATCAGATTTTAAAGAGGTATAGTTAGTACCAAAAATCCAACTTGATTGTCCTTCGTATATTTCTTTTAATGTTGGCATATATTATTATCCTGTGTTAGAAGCTCCGTATGCAGAGTTACTCATTTTACTTTCTGATTTTTTACCTATTAAATCAGTTACAATAGTTCCATCTATATAAACATCAAAACTCTTATCTTGTATTGCTGTTACAACTCCTTGTAATCCAGCAGTTATTTGTTCACTTATAATACTTAGTGATTCATTTTCAACAGATGATACTTCGGATGAACTATTATCACCTCCACCACCAAATGCACTAAATAACATTCCTAATCCTGCTCCAGCAACTCCCAATCCTAATAGAGTTGGTAACGCCGCAATACCAGCAACTCCCAATAATCCAAGTGAAACAGCTAATGCAGCAAATGCCGCAGATAACATAAATATTCCACCTACCATCGATATTAGACCAGTTAGATGTGGCCCAATTACAGTAAGTGTTTGTAATCCACTTGCTAATTGATTTAATCCAAATCCTAATGCCGCAACGGCCGCACCGATTAAGAACATTCCAGCGGCGGCGGTTAATATTACTGCCGCTTGAGGTCCACTAAATAATAACCCCAATCCAAACATCGCCGCAGTTAGTAGTACCATACCACCTATTGCCATTCCTATTTCTTTTAATCCAACATTAGAAAATTCTTGTAATGCCTTTCCAAGTATAAAGAGTGAACCTGCAATTAAAACCATTGCTGCCGCACCTTTAACTACATCGGTCATTTTTATTCCTTTCATGGCTCCTGTTAATTTACTAACACCACCACCTGTTTTATCACCAACATCTGGTGTAACTGAATCGGTTATTTTTGGAGTATCTCCAACACCTTTCATTGCTCCAGCTTTTAACCTACCAAATAAACCACTTGCCTTTTGGCCAACAGTTGAATTTTTCAAAAATTTAGCTGAGCCAGTTGCCATTCTACCTAATGCACCACCAGCTCCTCCAAATACTTTTCCAATACCAGAAGCAGCCATCATTGTTAGGTTTTTAAGTACCTTTGCAGAGTTTTTAACCATACCACCCATGTTTATACCCATATCCTTTAAGAAAGGAGATGCTTGTCCTGCAGCGATTGCAAATCCACCTAATCCTTTTAATGATTTACCAAGTGGTCCTGATGCAAATGCTGATAAACTTTGTGACCAAGTTTCAAATGTTGATAATTGCATTGTACCATCATCATTTAACTTATCCATGTTTTTAGCCATTTTGGAAAGTTCTTCTACTGATAATCCTAATGCTTCGGCAGCAGCTCGTTTCTCAATAACATTCATTTTTTCAAATGCAACTTGTCCACCAAGTTGTTTTATTGTTTCCTTAACTGATGCTCCAATTTTTCCTTGGAAAGCAAGTCCTCTTGCTCTCGTTAGATTTATATTTCTACCTAATATAGCTGATAGTTCTAATTCTTTTGTAATTGATGATTCAAAATCAAGTAACCCATCTGTTACTTTACCAAGTGTACTCATCGATACACCAAGTTTTGCCGCTTGAACTGCTGATTTAGCTAATTCTTTTGTTGCATTTGCACCATATGAAGCAAATAATTCTGCATTCTGAGCAATATCTTCCATTGCCTGTGATGGTATAACTCCTTGTTGTTTAGCAAAATCTTTTGTCTGTTGTGCTAAATCTTGAGCCTGTTTTGCGGTTAAGTTAGCAGACCTTGCTAAAATACCTGTAAGTTTTGCAGCTGATTCTCCACTAATACCCATGTTAACGGCCATTAGATTCGTATTCAGTTGTGTTCTAAAAGAAGTTCCCTCTACACCCGCAAATTCATTTGCAAGTGTTTTTGATACTGCCGCCGCATCATCAAATACAAGACCAAGTGCAGTTGTTTGAACTGTGGCCATTCCCAAGAATCCACCAAATTCTCTAACATTCTTACCAATAGCCTCTGCTGCATATCCAGCTCCTATTAAAGCTCCACCCAATACTCCACCTACTGTTTTTGAAAGTAATGATGCAGTTTCAAGGATTCCTCCAATAGTATCCTTCATTCCTTCATATACAGCCATTTGTTTATTTAGTAAACCTTGTTGTTTTTCTGATAATGAAGATACCTTTTTAGCTTTTTCAAACTGAGACTCTAAATTTTCTACAATTCCATCAGTAACCCCTTCCATTCCAATTAAATCATATAATTGGTCTTGAATTGATTGTTGGATTCTTTCTCTACCAATAACATCTTCTGCAGACATTGATAATAGTTCTTGATTTAAAGAAGCTATTGAATTTATTGCATCATGTGTACCTCCATATGAAGCATCTATTTTATCTTGTTCTTTAAGTCTTTTTCTATCTAACTCTACTAAAGAAGCTTGTAATCCTGTTAACCCTTTTAATTTACCTTCTTGTTGAATTATAGAATCTATGACAGATTTTTCATTACCTAATTTATCTTTAATTTGCTCATTAGTTTCTCTAAGGATAGTTACTTGGTCTTTATATGCATCTGTTGTTTTGATTGCCTTTCTTTCTAAGGCATCAGCACCCTTCAATAGTTTATCCATCTCTGCCTTAGCAGCAGCTGTGGTTTCCTTTAATTTTCTTATTTCGTCTGATGCAGCCATTTATTTGATATCCTATGAGTATTTTTCTAAATCTGCTTTTAATTCTTTTGATAACTTCTCCAACTCGGTCATTTTTCTTACAAGTTGAGATGGTACTTTTTTGTTTTTCTTTGCAGCCTTAAGTGCACTATTAGTTGCATTTGATTTTAATCCATCAAAAAATGCATCTGTGAATTTCTTCGTAGCCGAAAATAATCCTTCTTTTAATTCTTTTGCCATATGAGTTTCTCCTATATAGTTTTATACTAATATAAATATAGGGTAAAAAAAAAGTGAGGAATTATTTCCTCACTCTTACATTTGGTCCTTTAGCACCACCTTGTTTAGTGGCCTTATCGTGTTCCTTTTTTTCTTTTTTCTTGGCATCTACTAATTTCTTAAAGTAGAAGTTTCTCCAATGAATTGGCATCGAATATACTTCTGACCAAGTAAATCCATTACCATAGTTAACCATTTCCCAAATTTGGTTATGTAGTTGTATCGAGTAGTTACTCGGAAGGGTAAAAAAACCCAACCCCAAAGGGGATATCTAGGGCCTCCTCTTCTCCTGTTATGTCAGAGGTGAATTGGAATGTCAAATCCAAATCAGGTGAGATGTCTCTTACATAGTTTCTCAAAGCTCTCGAATCACGAGCTAAAAGATTGTTTTTAACCCAATTGTTGATAAAACCTCTATCGGTATTACCATCAACCTCTTGAATCATATATCTTAATCTTGTTGATACTTCTTGTGAAACAGGTTCACTTCCTTTTTTCTGAAGTCTTTGTATTGCCTGTATCTCTGCATTTATATCTCCCTCATCTTTATGAGTTAATAATTTAAATACAATCTTTTTCTTTGAAATTGGTAATTCAAAGTCATATCTATTATCACCATTTAATTTAGAACTATCTACTTCTTTAATTTGTATTTTAGAAAGGTCTATTTGTACTTCTTGTGGTTCTCCACTAGAAGGGTCTATTATTTCTGCTTTGTATTCTGGTCCATATCCTAAGATACGAGTTGCTAAAAGGATTGCATTTTTATCACCAATGAATATATCACCAATATCCAAACCTTCTTCTACTACAACAGATTCAAAGAGTTTATCGAGAACCACCCCCTTCCTTATCAAATTTTGTGAAGCAAGTATATCCTCTTCTTTAGCGGTCATATACTTTATCTCAACAGTACCCTTTGATAACGGGTGTCCTTCGGTGTACATTTTACCACCTGAAGGTAAATCTACTATTTCAGTAGGGAAATCAAATTTTGCCATAACGTTAGTTTATTTATTTGTATATAAATATATAATATTTAGAAATTTAAAAATTAAGCACAAAAAAAGTTCTCACTAAGAGAACTTTTTCCTTTATAAATATGTTGAATATGTATTAGAATTCTAAAACTGCGTAATCATAAGATAGTGTTAAAGTAATTTCAGCAGGGTCAGAGGCATTTGACCAATCTAAATCATTAAACACTGCATTGTTGATAAATGCACCTTTCATAGTCCATTGTTCAATTTTATCACCAACTGGTCCTAACATATAACATTGGATATCTTTCTTATAGAAATCTGCATATCCATCTCTACCTGTTAAAGATTCATGTGATAATCTTACCCATTCCATTACTGCTTGAGCTCCTGAAGGAACGATAGGGTCATATAGAGTAATCTCTACATCTTGCCATTCACCTTTTCCTTTAAGTTTTCTTTTAACGTTAATGTGGTCTAGTGTAACAGTTTCAAATTGAATTGAAGGTCTGTTTGCTGTTTTTATAAGATATGAAGGGATACCATCGATTTCCATGATGAATCTATTCTTCATCTTCGGTTCGAAGTTGGTATAAAACATATCGTTAAATTCTAATACTTCTGCCATTTTGTTTTCTCCTAATTATATTCTACTATAAATATAGTTCTTTTTTATTTTTAATTAATTATGCCGAGAATGATGCCCCTGTCGGTAAGATGTTGAAGTCTAACACGATGAATTCAGCAGTTTTTGTTGGTTGTAAGAAAATCTGTCCAGCCAATATATTTCTGTCAATTACATCTGGTGTGTTATTACTCTCATCCATCACCACTCTAAATGCATACAATCCTTGTCTTTGTTGTATTCCTTCTAAATAAGGATTCACAGTATTTAAGAATCTACCTCTCGTTTGAGAAGTGTTTTGTTCGAATACTAAGTATCTTGAAGTTGAAGCAATATACTTCTTAACTTTAATCATTAATCTTCTTACGTTGATTCTATCAAGTGCAGATGCTTTATCTTGTAAAGTTTTCTGTCCAAATGCAACAATACCTTCTCCAGGGAACTGAGCGATTGGATTAATCTTTCCTTCATATAAAGTATCTCTTTCAGAATGTGTTAATCTGTTTAATACAGATACCGCACCTACGATACCACCTCTATTTAAACCAGCTGGTGCAAACCACTCAGCAGCAACCGCATCGTTGGCCGCATATATACCTGGCATCAATACTGATGGTGGTATAGTTGTTAGTTTATTAGTTCTTGAATCTATTGTCTTAACCCATGGGTAGTAAGAACCTACATAGTTAGAATCTATACTACTTGCTTGTGATGTAGCATCTGATATAGTATCTCCTCCATCAGTAATATCACCGATAAAGAATGCATCTTCTCTAGCTTCTACCATATCAACTACTTTATCAAATACATAAGAGTGTAATCTTCTTACAACACCAGGTGTAGATACTAAGTTGATATCGAAATCATCTGGATTAGATACTGCGTTGATTGCTTTTACATATGCAACCGAACCACTTGCTGTTGAAGTAGATAAGTTAAATCCTTGTGCGTTTCCTGCTCCCCATTGAGAATCATCAGCTTTAGCTGATTTGATTGTTGGAGATATACCATTGAATCCACCTTGGAATCCTACTGTAAATTGTCTTTTATTAATAGTTGCTGCTGTATCTGATGTAGATATAGTATAACCGAAGTTAAATGTTCCATATCCATC